TTTGTGTTGCTGAATCAAATACCTTTGTACTGTCGTCTGCAAATATATCACCTTGCACATCTTTAATCTGTAAACTGCCACCTTCTACAGTTATGTTTCCTGCGGCATCTGACTGCAATCTAGTGCCACCTATGTATATAAAATCTCTTACATACAAATCAGTCCATTGTTTAGTTGCTGATCCTAATGCGAAACCGCCGTCTGTGGTTGGAATCATGTTAGAACCTATACTATCTAAATCTAAAGTAGTAGAAGCATATAATTCGTTAAAGTTTTGATTTATTTTATCAAAAGCTGTTCTTAAAGGATCACCGTCGCCTTTGTTAATACTTGTACCAATGTTTACTAGTTGTTTAGCCATTACACTCTCCCTACAACGACTTCAACAATACCTCTGCCGTCATCGTCTTTAGTACCAACTGCTTTACCAATCACTGTACCTACTACAGGATCGTTTTGAACTATACCATAGCCTTCAATTGCACTGGAAACAATTATGTCTCCTTTTTCAACTTTTCCTAACACCTTACAAGGCACTCGTCCTTGTAATGCAATAGCTACTACATTATCTCCTTCAAGTTCACTATTCATTAAGTATGCAGGATCAGTTGTAACAACACCTGCTACTTTCCTATCACCTTTATATTTTGTTACAGTTACTTCTTGTTCTCCGCCAAACACTAATACTGTTCCTGGCTCATAATCTGCATCTGCAAGATATTTCTCAGCCAAGTCAGCATATTGTGCTGAAGTTGCTGTTCCCTCAAATACAGCGGCATAAACAGTATTCCATTTTCTATCTGTATGACCTATGTTTCTATTATTCGCAGTAGCATCTGGCTCAAAATTAGAATCAACTCTTGCGTTAAATGTTAAAGTATCAACAGTTGCATCATTTCCTATATCAACATCTCCGGTGACACTTAATCCATCATTTACAACAACATTTCCATTGCCATTTCCTTGGAGTGTTAAATTAGAATTTACACCATAACTTGTTAGTGAATTAGCATATAATCCGCCAGCTGTAACTTCTATACCTGTAGTATCTGATACTGTTAATTTGCCTGTAATAGTTGCTGTATCGTCAATTTCTACAGTTCCAGTGCCATTAGCACTTAAAGTTAAGTTTGTATCTGCTGTTAAACTGCTAATAGTGTCTGTTTGTAGCCCATTTATGTTTATTCTTGCTTGAGCCGCTCCGTTTGCAAATACAACAACAGTGTTTGCGGCACTTTCTGCAAAACCAGTATCAGCACCTAATACTATTCCTGTACTGTTTGTTCCGCCATTTGCTCCTTCGTCGATGGCTTCAATAGCTTTTGAGTATACCCAGTTTGTAGCTACAAATCCTTTTCCTGCTCTACCTTTTACAGTTGTGCTAGGAGTACCACTATTAGTTTGTGCATTACTTTCAGCAGTTACTAATAGATTGGCTGTATCAGTTTGTGTATCGGCATATGGTTTACCAACATTTATAAGTCCTGGAATATCTACATTAAGTGAATTTGTTGATGTACCCGCCGCTTCAAGCACAGTTGCTTGTCCTGGTGTTTTAACTTGTAAAGTAGTACCATTCAATGAAAGCACTTCGTAGGTGTCATTACCACCTAATATAATTGCCTCTGCTTGTAAAGCACCTGCGGCAACTCCTGTACTTGCAGTTTTTCTTAAAGCAATAGTGTCTGCACCTGAACTATCTGACAATTTTTTATTTGTATAGCTACCTGCACCATCTCTTAACAATACATCTATTGTACCACCTGTGGTGTTATAGGTGCTAAAGTCACCATCAGCAAGTCCGCCACCTTCAGTAATGATAGTTGAAAATGCCACAGCACTTACAGCACCTGCATTTGCGGCACTTCTACCTAAAACTGTATCAGTTGCAATATGTTGTAATTTTCCAGGAGCAATACCGTCAGTTGTAGATGTTGCTGTTTGTAATTCTATCCAACCATTTGTGGAGTCAAATTCACTTGCTTTAAAACTTGCAAGTCCTAAATCAGCTTGTGATATACCTGTGGCGTTTGCTCTAGTGCTAGCCGCAGTCATTGCTAATTTACTTTGGGCTATTGCGGCACTTGCATTTACGTCTGCATTAACAAGTGATCCTGGCTCATATTGTAGATTTATTTCTGTATTACTGCTTGTTCTTGTTACGGTAATATTAACATCACTACCAGAAGCTTCAGAAGCATGTGTATATTCATCAAATGGTCCAGACACATTGTTTACTAATGCGTTACTAATTGCGTTTGCAGTTGCAGTACCATTTGTATAAGATGCATCATTGTCAGGATCAAAAGTTCCTGTTACAGGTGTATAAACAATTCTTCTTTTACTATTTCCAAATTGCTCGTCATTTACAGTTGTAACTTGTACAATAGTACCTGACGCACTTCCGCCGTTATTTTCTAAATTATTTCCTGCTACAAAAGTTCCGCCTGTTTCTGCATCTGTTATAATAATTTTATTACCAGTAGCAACCATTATCTCATTAGTACCTGGTGTTTCTTCTGAGAAGTCTCTCATTTTTCCTAAAGTACTAAATGCTTCGGCATTACCATCTACATAATTTTTGTTTGTAACATCTGTACCACTAGCAGGTAATCCTACGTTAGTAATATTATTACTGTTAAGATTTAAATTACCTTCCATTGGGCTTAAACCGTTTAGAGGTAAAAAGCCTGGTCCTATTCTATTTGATGTTCCTGGTATTTGAGCACCGGATTTAACATTGAAACCTAATGCCCTGTTAATAAAGTTTCCTACAGCTCTTTCTGTTGGTACAGCTTGTCCTGATTCATCTGAAAAAGCATCGTCTGCACTAAATTCATTAATAGTAACACCTTTCTTAAATCCTAAACTGTTTGCATTTGAAAGTCCAATTTCACCTGCAAAAGTAATGTCACCTGTTGATTGATCAACACTAAAGAATTTACCAACTCTAAAGAATCCGTCTTGGTCTGTACTTACAAAGAACACTCTACCTTTTCTACGTTCCCAAACTTGTGAATTACTTGCACTGTCTGCATCAGTATAAAAGTCTGCAAGAGCATTGACTGGATCACCTAGGATAACATTTGGGTAGTTTGAATCATTAAATGATCCAGTACCTATCTGTGTAAAGTCGTGTCCTGTTGCTCTTAACAATGATATAGCAACAGTGATTTCTGCTGTAGAACCTGCTATTAAACCTGCTTCTAATCTTTGAACAGTTCCAGTAGTTGGAATAGCCGTTGCTAATCCCGAACCAGATACTCCACTAATGTTTACATTTGGAGAATCGTCAAAATCGATAAATGCAAATTCAGCTGTTGTAACAGTTGTAGGTGTTCCTAAATTTGTATTTGCACCACTAGGATCTAATATTATATCAGCAGTAGTTGTAAATGCACCTGTTGCATTTATTACCTGTAATTCTGCTTGTCCTGAAATAGTATTTTTTACAGTAGCAGTAACAGTGGCAGCACCAACTGTTTGCTGAACTGTTTGACCTGCGGTTGCTGTTTTACCTGCTCCAAAGTCTATTACATCAACTTCGTCATAGTTTGTTATTTGATGAACTTTTCCATCCCATAGGAAAATCATTCCCCCACTGTAACCTGCATCCCCTGGTTGCTTACCTGCTTGTGTCAAACCATCTCTTGTTAATCTCAGAGCTTGTGTAAATTGACTAGTACCACCTGATGTTACTTTATTAATTGCTAGTCTTGTATCACCTGCGTTTGCACCATACTTACCTGAACCAGCATTGTTATTTTCAGACATCCTTGCTGGTAATGGAGACAAATCAATAAAGTTGTATCCTTGCTCAAATGTAGTTAAAACTTGGTTTGCAGGTAATGCTTGACTTAAACTATCACTTGTTGCAAAACTTGTACTTCTATAAGTTGTGGTATCGCTTTCATCAAAGTTAATAGCAGTACTTGGTCTAGTAACCAATGATGGTGGATCAGTAACTCCACTGAATACATGGTTAAAGTTATTTCTAAATGAAATATCAGTGTTATCAGTCACAGTTGCCTGGAGTGTACCAAAGAAATCATCTTTTTGTACATCATCTGCTACTAGTTCTAATCTGTAGATGTTAAACATTTCAGAAGTTACTGCACCAGCAGTATTAGTAGGTCCACTACTGCCATATACTGTACCTACAGTAAATGTTAAATCATTGGCAGGTGTTGCACCACCTATAAGATCGCCTGCAACCTTAAATGTATCACTTCCTGCGTATCCTGTTCCACATTTTATTACAGTTGCAGTTGCACTTGAACCGCCTGATTGAACAGTTACTGAAACAGTTAACCCTGTTCCAGAACCACTAACATTTGTTGTTGTTAATCCATTTGCATCTTGACCAAAAGTTGTTGTTTGTCCCAAGTTAGGTATTGTGCCAGAAGCATATGTTGCGGTTTTTACACCTGTTCTAAGTATGTCTCCGCTTTCACCTACAACACCGTCATTGTCTGTATCAGAAAGGTTAGTTACTGCACTCACTTTATATCTTAATATTCCTGTTGCACCGCCATGATCGATTGTAAATTCACTCTGTGATGTTGGCGGAGTTGCAAAGTTGTAAACTGTGATGCTAGGATCTAAATTAGCATTTGTCAATGCAGAATCTGTGTATGCCTTAATAGGTTGCATCATGTTATGTGTAAGTGTAGTTTGATCCGGAATCTCATTTGGATCAGCACCTTCTGCAATTAATCCAAAATTACCATAACCATTTGAACAGTTTAATGCTCTAATTTCAGATCCATTATTTGCATACATAGCTGTTTGACAGTAGTAAGTAAATGTTGATACCTGCTCTGAGAAAGCCGCATTGTTTGCAATCAATCCGTATCCTAAATCGTTAATTTGTGTAAAGTCATTTGCCAGCATAGATCTGTTACCAGCTGTTTGTAGAAAAATATCTCTTTCTACAGTAGCAGATGTAAATTGGGATTCATCATAACCTACACTGTCATTTGAACCTGCATCTAAAAATAAAGTTGCTGTTCCTTGGCCCCCGTCATAGTTTGCAATAGCATTTACCTGATAACGTCTACCTTCTACATAGAATGGACATGGTAATTGAGGTGGTCTAAGTCTAAGTCCTTGACCAACTGGACTTTGTACATTAATTTGGAAATTTCCATTTTTACTTAAAATCCGTGTTGGTAAGTTACCAACATAGGCATCTACATACATACCTCCAGAAAACGTTTTCTTGTTAATACTTTTACTGAAACTTGATGCAGTTTGAATGTACGGAGATTTAACCAGTACCTGTCCCTCAGGATCAAGCACACACATAAACCCTCCGTGTCCTCTAACTGTTACATTTCTAATAATAGTTTGGTCGCCCATTAGGAATACATCCATTTGGTCGTTTCTTAAAGGTGGATTATAATCAACATTGAATACAAAAGTTATTTTGTCGATTAAACTTCCAACTATTGTAGATGTACCTGCTTCACCCGAACCTAATGTAAGGTCTGGTGTTTCTATCACACCACCTGCGGTGTATGTACCTCCAAAAGTCACTGCATTAGTTGTAGCACTGAAAAAGGTATGGTCATATTGTGCCGCTCCTGGTGACGCACCAACATTTACTGTAATAGTATTTGCTCCTACAGCCGTGATTGGTACTTGTTCCCCATAAACTGGATCTGATATTCTTACAGCATCCGCTGTCGCACTAACAAAACTATGTGTACTTAAATCTGAACTGACTCCTACATTTACTGTGATCGATTCTGGTGTATGAGCTGAAATAGTTAGTTTTGTGTTATATGCAGGATCTGTTACTCTTGGATATGTATGAAGAGTTGAATTTCCATCTGTTGCACACGTGAATGTAAAACTATTTGGAACCAGTGTAATTTTCTCACCATTTTCTAAAGGATGAGCTTTGTTTATGCTGTTTGCTGTAGCACTTACAAATGTATGAGCATATTGTGTGCCTACAGCTGATGGTCCTACATTAACTGTGATTGTTGTTGAGGTAATTTCATTAACAGTTAGTGCTTTTCCTGAAGCAGGATCACTAGGTCTTGGATATTGATGTTGTGACACATTACCGTCTTGGGTACATGTAAAAGTAATTGAACTATCATCTATCACAACGTAATCATTGACTTGGAAGTTATGAGTGCCTAGTACAAGTGTCATTCTACCTGTGCTAGGATCGTATGAAGTACCACCTAAGGCTGTGTATTCATCTTTTGCAAGTAACTGTATTACTAAATCACCAGTATTTGGGTTATAAGCTGTGTCTCCAACTACAGGAGTAAAAGTTCTTAATCTTGGGTGTGACAGTCTTCTTATGTTTTGATCTGATGCACAAGTAAATGTTAAACTATTTGCATCAAATTTTACTGTCTGTCCTACTTTTAAATTATGTGTGCCTATGTTTAATACCATATCACCTGTACTTGCATTATAGTTGGTGACATCTTTAAACAAGGTTACTGCATTTGTAGTTGCAGATTCAAAAGTGTGTACGTATTGATTACCTATTAAGGAAGGACCGACATTTACAGTATAGGTGTTTGCAGTAGTGGCTGATACTTTGAGTGGTCTACCTGCCGCTGGATCTGTAGATCTAGGATAAGCATGAGTAGTTGCATTGCTATCTAAGTCACATCTAAAAGTAATACCACCTGTTGCAATAGTAATTAAATCATTGACAGCAACATTGTGTCCGTTGTTTGTTATTTCAAGTAATCCACTTGCAGGATTGTAAGTTGCACTAGAAGGAGTATACTGGGCATTCTGTGTACCTGCTGTAGGTGTGAATTGGCTTATAGCATCTGTATATGTAGGAGCAGTTGCACTTAATAAACTGTTACAAAGTTGACTAATGTTTTGTATTGCGGCTTCTGTTGCAGTTTCTTGGGTTGAGTCGCCTAATTGTGTTAAAAAGTCTGTGTAACCTAGTTCATGGTATGATCCTTGTGTTTCTAGTGTTCTTTGTTCTCCACCTGCTTTTAAGTCAAATACAATACTATCAATTATAAGCCTAGTATCTCTTCTACATTTTTCCACATCATAAACTAGATCTGGAAATCTTGCAGTGATAAATTGTATTGTTTCAGCTACAATATAATCTTTATTAGCTTCGATAATCGCGGCCGCAGTATTGTAATTACCTGCATTTGTTACTGTACCACCTAAGTTAATAGGATATTCTGGTCTATACAAATAGTGATATCCAAACTTACCTTGATCAATACCTTCTTGGTTAAGGAATGGAGTTCCTCCCCTTGCAACAGTCATTCCGTCAAATTCGTTATCTCTATAGAAATAAGTCTGTGCCCATTTACTCTGGGAAACTCTAGGAGATCTACTATCAGTTTCTGTTTTTGGTTTAATTATGACACGTCTAAACTCATCACCTTTGAGTGAAGTATTTGCAGGAAGTTTGATAGGATAGTCTTCTTCATATATTCCTGATTCAACTCTAATAGTTACTTGTTTATCAGTAACAATATTACCGTATTCTAGATCCTCTTCTGGTTCAAAGTCTTTAGCACTTAATAAATGAACTTGGAAAACAGTTGGATTAGGTTCGACAACACCTTCAAAAGTATCTTGTCCTGCCTCTGCGGTAACATTGTTTGTAAAACTTACAATCTGTCCTATAGCTTCGGATCTCTTACCTCTAATAACTTTACCAGGTAATGCGTCTGTGTTATTTGGATCAGTTTGATCTACATAGCTAGAAGAACCATTTGTAACAACGATTTTATATGTACTTCCATAAACAACACTTGGTCCTGCATCAATACCATCTGATACAATAGTTTTTACAGTTTCAAATTTATCACCTATAGCTGTAACAGCATTGACATTAGCATCACTGTCTTTTGTTAAACGTCCTCCATCTGTGAATAGAACTGCTCCTGTCGAAGAACTTACAAAAGTATGCACACTGGTATTGCTTGATACCCCTACGTTGACTGTTATAGTTGTAGGAGTTCTTGCTAATATTTCTAATTGTGCTCCTGATGCTGGATCGCCCGATCTAGGATATGTATGAGTAGTTGCATCGTTATCTGTAGCACAAGTGAATGTCAAACTATTGTCTTGAATAGTAATTACCTGCCCAACTTGAAGTTGGTGCGACCCAATGTTTAATGTAATTAATCCAGATGATGGGTTATATACTGTTCCTGTGGTAGGAGTAAATTGTGTAACACTGGTTGAATATGTTCCAAACGCAGACCCATCTAATGCATTTTGTGTTATAAATCCGCCCGTAGATGTAGCAGAAGTACCAAATGTTGCAAAAGATGCTGATGCAAAAGTACTACCAGCTACGGCTGTACTTAAACCTATATCGGAATATAAATCTATTGTTGTATCATTTATTTTTTTAGCGTAAAATTGTGTTTGATTAGGCTCTGTGATTGAACTTAATTGTGTAATAGAAATTAAATTAGTATCTACTAAACCATGATTACTTGTAGTTACTACTCTAATAGGAGTAGTTAAAGCTACAGTTGAAATAGCTACATTACTGAATTCTGATGAATATAAGTCTATAACTTTATCACTAATACGTCTTGCTTTATAGGTATTGTTGTTTAGTTGTGTCATTCCATTGACACCACTTATAGTTACGTCTTCGTTATCGTTTACAAAATGATCAGTAGTAGTTGTAATTCTTACTGGCACAGTTTTGGTTGCATTACTGATAAATTTTAAACCGTTATCAAAGTATTGGTCTTCATCTTTTTGATATCTTAAACCAACTAGTCCGCCAGTTGTATAGCCTGTGAAAGCACTTGTATCTAAAGGAATAGTCAAATCAGCATCTGTGTATAGTTCAAAGGTATCAACACTTATTACTTTGATATAGGCTTTTGTACCTTCTATTTCTGTCATTCCGCCTATGTTCTTGAATAATACAATATTTTTATTTGACCAACCATGGTTACCTGATGTAGTAACTCTACCAATTGCTGATCTAGTAATGTCGCTGATTGTTTGTTGTTGTAATAAGTCGTTGGTTAAAATTTTAGTTACAAGTTCTTTATGGAAATTTAAACTTGCAATAGTTTCTGTTTTTTGCACAGTAACAGCAATTCTACCACTTACACTTGAAAAATATCTTTCAGCCGCTTGTCTAGTCAAGTAGTTTGCGTTCAAACCTCTATTGATATCTAAAGCTATAGCATCTAAAATTAATCCTGTATCTCTTTCACATAATGCTTCATCATATGAAAAATTAGGAAAGTTGTATGCTATAAATCCTAATGTTTCTTTTTGAACAAATTTTCTGTTTCTTTCTATAAGCAATCTTGCTTGTTCGAAAACTGGAACATCTACATCTGCGGCCATCACTCTTGCATTTTTACTCTTACTGGTATGAGTAAGTGTTTGCATGTACGAGCCTGGTGCTTTCTGTGCAGAACGTATTAAAATATCAGCTCGTTGTGCCGCGGCGTTTATTGTCTTAAAAGCATATGTAAATGATGTACCTTCTTTTCCTGGCGGTACACCTTTCATAGAGTCATCACCCTTTGAACTTACAAAAAGCACTTCAGGTGAACTGTATGCTGTATTGTCAACGTAAAATTTTGTTGCGGCTTGTAAATCTTCAGGACCGTTAGGAGCACCTTGTCCAGAAAGTTCTCCTGGATGGTCATTAAGAAATAAACTGCCAGTCATACTGTCGCCTTGTCTACGCACAATACTTTGTCTTGGCATACCTACATCATCTAGAAAATTTCCTGCTAGTGCATTATCTAACGAGTTATCTGTGATAGTATGAACATCATCTGCACTAATAGTTCCAGATACATTTATTTTATTTGCTTCTGCATCTGCTTCAATATCTGTAGTAGCATATTGCTTATTCCCTTCAGTATAGAAATACAATCTTGTAGGAGATACAACTCTAACATAATATAAAGTTCCTGATGTAAGTCCAGTTGGATTGGTGTCTTCTACAGTAAAACGCACAGCTAATCCATTTGATCCATTGTCTAATCCGTGCCCTCCTGATTGTAATGTTTGATCTACAGCATAATGATTATCAATTTGGATACTGTTATCTACATAACCTGTAATTTGCCATGTATAGTGTAATTTGCCAGTAGGCTCGGTAGCTATCCTTAAAGGCAATCCTGAAGTAATATATCTTTGATCAGCATAACCTTTTGTAATTACTAGATCGTCAATTGTGATACCGCTTACACCTTCATGTGCGGCATTTACAGCATTTGCCGCAGAAGTGCTGATTCCTACATTGGCTATTCCGTAACCTGCCGCATTCACAGGACCACCTATAGTAGGTGATAAATCATCTGAAACTTTTGTAAAGGAGCTACTAATAATAAGTTTACCTGGGACGGAGTAATTAAAGGCAATAGTGTCTACTGCACCTCCGCCTAAAGCGGAGTTACTTGCTAGTTCAGCTAGTTGTAATTGTGTTCCTGAGCTATTTACAAAAGCTATTGTATTAGGTGTTAACACATCAGGCGTGTCACTAAGTGTGGTAAAGTTAATTTGTCCACCAACACCAAATACAGCATATAATTCTGTAAAGTTTTCGTTTACTTTTTTAAACGATTCTCTAATACTATCGCCGGTGCCGTCATTACCTTCAACACCAATGTTTACGTCTTGTTTTGCCATAATTTACTCCATTAAGCAGGTACTTTTAGCTTTTCAAAATCAAAATTTACACTTACTCCGCAACCACAAGAACTTTTAGCATTTGGATTACGTATTTCAAAATTTGATCCAAATATCTGACTCACGTAGTCTAATTCAGTATTGAATAAAAACATAATACTTTCTTTTCCAATTACTAAATTTCCTGTTCCTGTATTAATTAATTCATCTCCTGGTTTGGATTCTTCTACAAATCCCCAGTCATATTCAAATCCGGCACATCCTCCGCCTTTTAAATTTAAACTGACTGCAAAGGCATTTTTTTCTGCACAAAGCTCATTAATTTTGGCTTTTGCTTTGTCTGTAAGTGTAACTATTGACATTTAAACCCCTATCTTAATGTATTTATATAGAATTTTTATAATCTTAATGTAAATATAATTATGTTTATAAAAGAATTTGAAGAGAAAACTAGGCACTTACGCAAGTCTAAGAATGGTAAACAACATGCTTACTTTAGGCATAAAACAGTTGTGCTATTGAGATGCGATAATTGTGATAGGATTTTTCAAAGACCTAGAGGTAGTATGGATCCTACTAGGATCAGTAATAATTTTTTTCATGTGTGTGATAGTTGTGATTCTAAATCTTTTGCACAACGTAAAGGCGTTGAGAGGAAGCAAATATGGGATCTACCTGCTTCCTCTGATTTAGATATTAGTAAAATCTAACCTTTTTTCCAAATAGTCCATGCCCCATACGCAATAGCAATTCCTGCCGCTATTTTTGCAAGTGGAGAAAGGAACAATACTAAAAGTCCAAGGATTATTAAGACTGCTCCGTCCCAAGTTGTCCTTTCACTTTTTCTTTGGTCTATCCATTTTTTAATCATCATTTACTCCCTATGTAACCTGCAATTACACCTATCATGCCTGTAAGTGACATTTTCATTAGTGTAATTACACTTTCGTCTACTGGCCTATTTTCTTGTAATGCTACATAATAGTCACCAATAATTATAACTCCTAGTAAAACTAATACTCCAAAAGTAAGTATAATAATAACTAGATCTTTCAAGTTCTTTATCATTTGCCCTCCTTTATAACTATAACTCCACAGGCTAATCTGTCACCTGCATTGCCTGTCTTTAAAGATTCATCATCACCGCCTTTTCCTAAATCATCTTGATCGGCATGAACAACAATAGCTCTTCCTACTATACTTCTATCACCTATTAAGTCTACTCGCTTTGCTATTATTTCAACTTTGGCCGTACCGGAAGAATCTGCTTTAATATTTCCCAAATCGCCAACATGACCTTTTTCAAGATCTCCATGATCGACTCCGTCAGGATTGTAGTGAGCTCCAGCTGATTCGCACCCATTGCTTAAATCTCCAAATTCATGTATATGAAATCCGTGTAGTCCTGGCTCTAAGCCTGTAACTTGGCCTACAATCATAGTAGGACCTCCGGATTTTTGTTTAAATAAAAATTTTCCTTTTACTTTATCAGAATGAACTAATACAGATGTAGCAGTGATTACTTGGTCTTTATCTTCTTTCAAAGATATATGTTCACAATAACAAGTGTTTGCTTTAGTTCTAGTACAATTTGGTAGGTCTGATAAACGCATAAAGTATTTATATAACAAACAATTGGACAAACGCCCAAGTGTTCATTACAGCAAACCAAGTAACTAGCAGTATTGCACTACTACGTCTAATGTATGTGCTTACCATAGCTAAGATACTGCCTATTAGATACAGAGGCACAAATATTTTTGTTGCAGGATCTAATATTGTAAAACTTAATATTGCACTACCTGTGACTAAAAGTATAGTTTCAAATACTTCACAATAAAATGCTAATTTACTTTTTTGATAACTTTCTTTAAAGTAGTTAATTATTTTGTTGATAGTATTCATATAATTTTTCACTTGCAAGATTCTTTGCTTTGCTTTCAACCATGATATCAGCATGTTCCCAAAAGCTCATAGCCCAATCATTCACCGCAGTATTCCACATATAATCAGAATGAGCTCTGAGTTTTTGTTTCTTGTAGCCACCTACAAGCAATGCTTCCATGTTAGGTTTCTTAGTTGCAGTATGTCCGTCAAGATAATCTTCACGTGAAACTGAATAGTGTATTACAGGACGAACGCCACGCCAACTATTTACTATGCGAGTAAATCTATCGTCGGTTGGTTGAATATATTCACCTGTTTTGACCCAGTGGTGGTGTATGTCAAGGACCAATGCGACTTTGTGTCCAAGTTCAAGACTTGCTTCGATGCCCCACGAGTTTTCGTCATTTTCGATTGTGATCGTTTTTCTCGCTTCTTCAGAAAGTCTTGGGTAGACGTCGAGGATGCCTGCTGGACCTTTCCTGCCGGAGATGTGTACATTGATCTTAAAATCTTGGAATTGTTTGCCGTATCCAAGCCACCTTGCGATATCCACATGATATTCAAACTCCTCTATACTTCTATTTACTATATCGTCACTATCACTAGCAAGGACAGTAAACTGACCAGGATGCATACTAAGGCGTACATCAAGGTTGCGAGCCAACTCGCCGACTGGAGCGAAAGCTCGTTCACAGTAATTACGTACATCAGGTAACCGCCAGTAGTAAGACCAAGTAGGCTCAGTGTACACAGGTAGTACATCAGAACCAAGTCTAACCATTCGTAATTCATTTGGTAAACCTCCTACGTAATTAATTAGTTTTTTGTATGATTCAACATTGTGAACCATTATGTCCCATAGTCGTTGTTCTGCTACTTCTTTAGTTTGTCTGTTAAGCCAAGCAACGGTAGTGCTTCGTGTATTTAGCGGCCGCTGAATTTCTTCAAGCAGTTTCTTTTTTTGTGTCTGATCATGATGCATGAATTTACATGCAAAACCTATACGTTTCATAATGTTAATATACTATATTTTATGCCAGTTGTCAATGATAAATGGATCTTCGCATCTATGAGGATTTGGATCACCATGAAATGCTATAATAGAACATGCCGGAGGTGCTTCACAATGTTCTATTTTATCAAAAACTCTATTGCCTTTTGTTCCTCCTGCTTTAAACATCTTATTTTGTCTAATCTCCCATTTCCAACTTAGACACCAGCTGTCTGGCCATAAAGTAGCTTGTCCTCTGGTTTTTTCAAAAAGGTAATCTTGATCACCAAATAGTCTTCTTGTAATTACATCAGGATTTCTTTTAAATTCTTCCCATACATCATCTAACTGGCCTTTTTTAAATCTTACCAGACTGCTATTATATTTCTCCCATTTGGGTCGCATTGCTCTAGTGAAGTCTCTCAAGACGCAATACCGATTAGGCTCATAAGTAAAAAATTTATCTATGTCATCTACAATTACCATATCTAAATCAATATAAAGTATCGTCCCTTCAATAGGTAAATCTTTAGAATAGATATAGGGTTTGTACCACCAGCCTTCTACATTCATAATAGGTAATGGTATTACGTTTATTTCTTTTTCTAAACCATCTGAGTTTTCTGTCAAACAGTAAAAATTAAATGGTAAGGTACAATGCTTAGTAACCATTTTGTACATTTTGTTAACATACTCAGGTCCGTATTTTTTGCCGTGTTTTAAGACAAGAATATTATTGGCAAATGGGCCTTTGTCTTTTAAATTTTTTTGATGTGTCTTTGCAAGTTTTTTGTTACGTTTTTCTTGTAAAAGAATTTTGATTTGGGTTTTGGTTAAGTTTGTTTTGTCCAACTTTGCCATTGATCATCTTTACCCCTGGCTAATCTTTTGCCAAGTAAAAGGAGTAAAGATTGCACTATTAGCACCATGTTCCATACACTCAACTGACTCACACCAACAACGATCATCTGACATTTCTTTAATTAAGTTGTCAGCAAATCGCCAGGCATGTTCTGCAAATTTTTCTGCACCTACACCATCAAACTGTCTTATTTCTGCTAAACCTTTTGCTTCTAAAAGTAAAAGGTCATCTTTCATTGGATCATTAACATCAATACAAGTTTTATGATCAAAACTATCTTCGAGCCATGCTTTCAATTTTTTCAATCCACCAAAGTCAACAGCCCAGTTTTTATTATCTAAATCTTTGCAACCGAATGTAAATTTAAATGCTAGACTGTATCCATGTAATAAATGACAATGAGAATGGTCTGCATTTGGTTGCCTAAATACTGCTGATAGGCCTATGTTGTGCCCGTATGTTTTTGTACTATAGTATGCCATATTTTCTCCTATGCTTTGTATTAATTATATTATAAATTGTCTAGATTGTCAAGAAAAACATTACCTAAACGCCATTGATCTGGCAATTTCCACCCACTTTTTTGATATACAATAAATTTATTTTTTGGAAAGCATTCAAAAACTTTACCAATTTGATAGATCCAATACCTAGGATCGATTGCATCTTTTGTTCCTTTATCATAGTGTACGGTATCTTTATATATATTATTAACGTGACCAGTTTCGCTAAAAAGGTCAAAACCTATTAATTTTAATGTAAACTTTGTACTCATATATGCACCTAGCAATACTGCATATGGCCCGCTACCCCATTGAAATGGTTGATCCATTCTTATATCTCCATCATAAGGTACGTCTGGTACTGTGGTTACGTTATTATATTGTTTAAAGGAATTTACCCAATCTTGTCTTGTATAAATTGTTCCTTTATATTGTAAATCAATAGCTTCTTGCACCATACGCCTGTCCACACATATTAAATGGTCGACCTTAACGTCTCTGCAGATAGCATTACATCCTATCTTTATACCTTCTATGTCCGATAAATTGATTGTTTGTCGGCTCTCGCCATTTCCTATAATCAGCATAAAGTATTTAATTACTTTTTATTTTTTGGCAAATCTTTTCTGAGGTCGTGAATTTCTTCAGATATTTTTTCGTATCTATCTACATTATCTTTAAACATTTGCATTATCCAATGCATAGTGTCCATAGCCCACCACCACCAAATAATTGCAAATCCACTTACTAATGTTAAGCCTAATACTGCCCATAATCTATATGGTGTTCCTTCGTCTATCCAATAGAATGCTAATGACCCCACAAGATATAACACGGGGATAACTCTGGCACACCATTGCCAAATGTTTATCTGTTTTAATTTTTTCAATCCTGAATTAACCCGAATGCCTTCCAATCACCAGGTGTACCTGAGCGTGTACAAATCCATCCTACGTATCCTGATGGAATAGGATTATCGTTCCAGACAATGTCGCCTTTTATATAACTACCATTGTCAGGAATCCCACTTCCAACTTCGTATTTCTTTCCTTGCATCCTTACAGGTCCTGATGTAGTGATATCGGCATCGTCTGCAAAGTTTCTGACGCCTATACCTAGTTTACCATCTACAAATAAATCTTTTTTAATGCTAACGTGCCCACTTCTATTTACACTTATTCTAACACTGTCATCTGTAATAATATTCAAATCAGTTGTAGTCCATGTACCTACATTGAATGTTTTTTCTGAAGTTGAATCTATTATAAATTCGTGATCTATATCTTTAATACTTACTAAACCGTTAGGTTCTGCTGTTCCAATTCCTAGTTTTTGTGCACCACTGTCCCAGAAGATAAATTGATCAATATTCAAATTACCTTCAGTTTCTAAATGCTGGACAACACCTAGTTGTTGTAAGCTACTTTTTATTACTGAAGGGCCTAGTGACGTCAAATTAAGGACAGGCAAATTGTCTACTCTATATGCCTTTTGGCCATGTAAATCTATATCTTCACTTGACCATAAACGGTCGTTGCCTTGCATAAACACAAATTGTCTTGTATGATCTGCACCTGACCAAATAAGTCCTTTACCACCTAAATTACCATTTTCGGCTTTGAATTCTAAAGGTGATGTTCTTTCGTTCCTGACGTCAGCACTAATTTCATCTACTTGTAGTTTTTCCGCTTTAATTTGGCCTTTTACTGTAAGCTCACCTTGAACTGTAAGCGGGTTAATAATCTTACGTGCATATATATTGTCTACAGAAATTCCACCATCGTGTACTTGTAGCACTTGTTTTGTAGACTCATCTTTAATACCAACTGATGCAAAATTAGTGATCATGCCACCATTAATTTTATTACCACTTAATTCTCTGTCTAAAATTTTAGGTTGTGGTGCTGGTTGTTGTTGCAGTTCGCCTACTGCGTCTACAAGTTCGTTTAAACTATTACGGATATTTTTTACATTAATGCTCATGTAAGTATTTATCAGATTACTTTGAGTAGCACGGTATCAGGATTACAACGTCCGTTTAGCTTTGTATCTGTAGTTTTAATATCATCTAAAAATTTTCTCAGCTTGACTTTACCGCAATCTTTGAATTCTTTCAATTGTTGCTCGGGTTTACGTAAAGTTTTTTGAATACTTGTAGTTTCGTCGAAACCTATAATTGAAGTTCCTTTAACACTCAATCCTGTTCCTTCTCTTTGTTGCCCTAGCGGATCAATGTTTTTAGCAATGTATTTGCCTATCTTACGTGTCTTCCTGTTAAATACCCAAAGCTCATTAGCTTTAACAATATCCTCAGGAGATATACTTGCTACTTTGAATTTTTCATCTGCCTTACAGTATTTTAATTTTTCTACAAGTTTTTGAGCACTCTTAGGCTTAGACTTTCTAGGTTTACGATTAGCTTTAGCACTTGCTATTACAAAGTCTAATGCTACTAACAAATTGTCTATAGCGGAAATATATTTTTTTGTATCAGCTTTAGACAAATGACTGTAACCTTCTTTTAATTGAGCCCACTCGTCTGCTTCTTTTTCTGTCATCTTTTTTAGTTGAGCAGATGTAGGCATCCTCAGCAAATCTTTGAAGTCTTTATGTTCGTTTTCGTAAAAAGTTTTTAGTTTTCTTGCATGTGCTTGAGAAACTCCTTTTTGTTGAAAATGTTTTTTAAAATCAAAACCTTTAGGATCAAACTTATCAGGAGTAAGTGTGAATACTTCCAACCATTCTTCTATAGCTTCGCTTTGCACATATGCTTGTTCACGAATTCTTTCTTGTATACTCGGTGGAGGTACAGTTTTTGCTTTCTTTTCAGCTACCTCTTTTCTATCTCGCAACACAACACTGCCAGCATCAATGGCTTCTTTAATACGTTTTTTTAAAAATATACTTACAGGCTGTGTGGTACCCATTGTACCTGGAAGAGTTTGCCAGTAGTCATCTTCCTTTTGATTGAAGTCAGGCATACCATCCAGTAACTGCTTTGCAATTATACCCGCAGTTATGCTTAGACAATGTGTCGGAGCCGCTTTAATTTTTGCAATGTCATCTTTCGTATAACCATTCTCAGCCATCCATTTATAAGTGTGTGGATATAAATCTGCGGCTTTGTAATTAGAATAATAAAATTCTCTACTGCGGTCTTTATGCCTGTGAAATTCTTCACCAGTCCATTCCTCCCAGCCTTCCCACTTTGGAGCCTGTAATTTGTCTCCACGTTTTATGTGCGGAGTGGCACGATTCTTTTTCCTTTTTGTTACTTTAATAGCCATTTGAAATCCTGTTTATTGTATATTATAAAAATGAAAGAAAGTTATTAACAATTTTGGTATTTATAGTTTCTTTATGCATTTTATATCAGACCAGTTAGATTTTTTCTCTTTGCCTTTTACAAAAATAGTAGGCGGGTTGCTGTCTATAAACTTTTTTTGAGCAAGGTTACAGGTTATGTAACTACCCATTTTGTTTTCTATTGTAATATCAGGCATACCTGCTATTGATAGCACTAATACAAGCCAATACATTATTCCGCCTTCCATCTATAAACTTCTGGTATACAGAAGTTTCTCCCAAACTTACATGTGTTATCGCTTTTACAAACTCTCTCGTGTTTGCTATTTTCCCAACAATCACTCTTCCATGGGTCTCCATACTTTTGTAGAAATCTATCCCAAGTGTCGTCTATAGTCATCATTGCTGTTATTGGAAGTAACATCGTGATTAATATAATCCAAAGGAAAGCTATTCCAAAACCTTTGTTATGATATGGTTGATTAGGATCACTCATGCTCGCCTCCCGGATCGGTAGGATCTAAAGGCACTTTATGGGCATTGCCATTCTTGTCTC